CTGATTGTAGTCTACCTAATACTGGACCAAGTAATCTCATCTTCTCTTCGTTACGTTGGATAACTTCTGTTGCTGTCATTTGCGGACCATCTTGCATCATAAGTTGATTAACATAAAACACAGCTCTAATAGCATCTCTTCTTTGCTCTTCCATGTTTAAACCTAATGGATTGTTTGCACCTATGTTTAATGGTTCAATTCTATCTCTTGTGCCTGATCTGTAAAAATTTAATCCTCCCGGTACAGTTCTTACTGGTAATAAAAAACCATCATCAGGAACAAGTAATGGTGGGTCTACTTGTTTTTGAGCAGCCTTAATTGTAGTCTTTGACATTTCATTTAACATCTTAACATCTGGCAATGCTGTCATTGCAGGTGATCTACCATAAATTTCATTTGATGCTTTTAAATATCTAGGTACTACAAATGGAAACTCTTTAAATCCACCAACAGATAATTCGTTACCATTTTTATATTCTAAGTAAACAGATTCAAATGGCATATTACCTTTGTCTTTTTTGTTAGGGTTAAAATCTGCTCTTGGATAAACTGCGTGTAGTATTTCTACTTCTTGGTATGGATCTTTTTTAAATATACTTTTAATATCCATTGATGTTGCATCACCAAATTTTTGTGTTGCAGCTCTAGCACTTATATGAAATCTTCTAAATACTGTATCTATTCTACCTTTATCATTTTCTGCAATATAAACTTCATCAATATGTCTTGTTGAAAATTTTATAATATCATCATTATCTTCTTCAATAAACATACAAGCTGTACCAAATGTAATTAGGTCATGATACAATTCAAATATTTCTTGTTGAAAGTTTGATCTATTAAATGCTGTATACATTGCATCTGTAGATGCTTCTAACCAAAGTTTAGCTTCATCTTCGTTATCAATATCTTCATCTTTAAATCTTAATGTAAACCAAGGTGTAGATGGATTTGTTAGCATACCATGCAATGATGCTGCTAATAATTCTATTGCTTGTATTGGTGATGAATCAAAAATTAATTCCATTCTCTTATCACCTCTAGCTCTTTTTTTAGTTACATCTGCTTTTCTTGGCTGCATATAATCTGCAACTTCTTGCCAATGTGTTTCCCAGTTTTGTCTTTGACCTTCTAGTCTTTCATATCTGGATAGTATTCCTTTTGATAAATCTGTTTTTGCCATTATTTTCCTAATAAACTTCTACGACCTAATGTTAATGTATCATCTTCTACACCTTTTGAACTTGTCATAATTGTAGATGATCTGCCTTTAGCTTTTGCTTTTCTTGGATCATAAGCATCTGCTGCCTTTGATTGTGAAACTTCTGCTACTGTTGGTGTAACAACAGGTTCAGGTGCAGGAGGTGGTGGTGTGGGTCTAATTACTCTCCTTACTGCTCCTCCCATATTATTCTCCTAATCCAGATTTAGTTTCTGATTTTCTATTTGAAAATACTTTATCTGATTTTGTTTCTGATATTCTTTTTGTTTCTATATGTTTAACTTCGTTTTCAAAGGTAATATCACTACCATGATCTATGGCTTTCTCGTAAGTTCTTTTTTCTTTTTTTACTTTTGGTTTTTTTTTAAAAATCTTTTTAATCTTGTCAAGCATCATGATCCTAATAAAGTTTTGTTTTCTGTTTCTGCTTCTTCCTCAACCCCTAGTGGTCCAGTTAATATTGTTGATCTTCTGCCTTTTCGTTTTCTTTCAATCTCTCTTTGTTCTGCAGCAATCGCATCTTTCTCTTCTTGAGATAACTCGCTTGATGGCGGTGGTGGTGCAGGTTGCACTGGCGGCAGCGGTGGCATTTTTGGTGAAAATATTGAACCCATAATTATATAATCCTGTAACTATTATCTGCTATACTTTGTGGAGCAGTTTGTCTAGTATTAATTTCTTGTAGTCCAACTGCTAGATAACGCATTGCATCACAAGCGTGTGAACTCCAATCGTGTACAGGTTTCGATCTAAACATTCTATTTTTATCAATGTACTTCCTGTGGTAATGTCTTAACGCATCTATTAACTTTTTGCAATGGTCAGTATCAATCCAACATCTAGGTAAGGTCATTGTTGTTGCGTGGATGCCATCTTCTAATGGAATTTTTGGTACGACCTTAAATCTTATTCCTAATTGATAGGCGACCTCTCTTCGGGTTTTACCATTGCCAAACTCTGTAACTTCAATGTCGTGTGGTGCAAAGTGATCTTTGTAAACATAGTCTTTGTCATTAATCATTTTAATATAATATGGTAAGCCTTGACCTCTTTCTTCGTGGTAATCTATTATATTAATGCTTCTTCCTAACTGCTGATAGAATATTATACTACTGTGGTCGGAGACCCCAAGATCCCATGAAGTTGATACAGGTAATGTCGGGTCGTAGGGAACTCTTGTAAGCTGTTTATCATCATCTAGTTTTGCAATCACATCTCCATATACTGATCCTTCAATGTTAGCTATCCAATCACACTCAAACTCTTGTTGGTACTTCTTCTTTCCCATTACTTCTTTTGCTTTATCTAATTCATCTTGATCAACAATTTTAGTATCACTAGCTTTAGCTTTGTAGTTAAACCAATCTTCCGCACTTTGTGCGTGTTGGTACAACTCATAAAAGTTATTGTTCATTCCCATTGGTGTACCTATAAAGACACAATATCCTTTACGATCTGATAATGCTGGTCTAATTATTTCTGGAAACAACTTACTATTTACATTTGCGTATTCATCAATCACGCAGCCATCTAAATATATACCTCTTAATCCATCTGGGGATTCTGAGCCTAGCAAGGTGATACGAGAGCCATTAGGTAGGTCTACACGTAGTTCTGTTTCGTTAAATTTAGTGTGAGGTATCTTAGCTGTAAACTGTTTCATATAATCCCAAGCGATAGACTTTGCTTGTTTGAAGGTGGGTGCAATATAGGCGAACCTAGGGTTATTAAGTTTAGACAATAGTGCTGACCTAATTAGATGATTAATCATACATACTGTCTTTCCAAATCTTCTATGGCACACTAATACGTTCCATCTGTTTTTATCTATTTGTTTATGTAAGTATGCTTGATGCTTTCTTGGTGTGTAAGGTATTTTAATATCCATATCTAGTGTATCATTTCAGACTTCATACCATGTATAGGTTGGTAATCAAAACCCATATTGAGCATAGCATAGCTAATAAATAATTCAGCGGCTAGTTTGTTAGGAAAGCCATAGAACTTAATTATAACATTGTTTGTGTCATCTTCTATATAAGCAACTGAATCTAAATCGTCTGCACTAAAGTAATCCATATACTATATCTAATGGATTTTAAAAAAAATAAAACAGAAAAGATGTGTGTGTATAAAGGTGTGGGTGGCTGTAAGGGTGTCCTCAAGTCCGGTATATATATATATAATAAAATGCGGGTGCGTCTAGGGGTGTACCCGGGGTCAATCTTTTAAAATTAAGGGTTCTACTCTATATTATATCCACCACAGATTAGTGATAATAGAAAGTTACCGGTAACAAAGCATTTAATTAAATAAAATTGTTGCCGCTTGTTATGACGTGAGAAAAAATTTGCTGCTGTCTATAAATATATACCAACTTTTTAACACCTAACACATTACATTAGAACCATTATAAACTGTAAATATACAACACCTGTTGTAATAATATCACACACAATAAATAATATATCTTGCCTTATTCTTAACATAATTAATATATATGTTTTAGATATGTTTAAAACAAATCAACCAAAGGAAACTATGGAAAAACAATTAAACCTAACTTTTATTGATAATGAAAGCCATTGTTATTTAAGAGTAAATAAAGAAACTTTTTTTCAATTTAAATTAAATGGAAGTGAATTTTCTAAATATTCCTATTATCACAATAATAATTTTTATTTAGAAGAGGATTGTGATGCTACTAAATTTATTAATATTGTAAAAAATAAAGGTTATAAAATAAACTTTGTTAATAGGAATTATGCCTAATTATAGCCATATTTATTTATTAACTTTAATTAACTGAAAGGAAACACAATGACAAACGTAGAAGTAAGATCAATCATAGCAAGGGTTGAAGATAAAACAACAGCTGATTTTAATATGTTGTTAGAAGATGAAACATTTAAGAATATGTTTCATTTACTTGTAAAAGGTGAAAATGCTGATCTTAAAAGTATAAGCCAAAGATTAAGCGATTATGCAAACGAAAACTTAATATAATAAAAATAGAAAGGAAACAAATGAAAGTAGAAAACA